CTATTTCATTTTCTTGCAAAGGAAATGCAGACAAAAGGTCTTGCCTTGAAGGACCGTTAAGCCACAATATGGTAATATTTGACATACCAATATTTAATTGTTATAATAAATTATGCGGAAAAATACTATAGAAGACTTTTGGAAAAAAGTTGATGTCAAAAGACCCAATGACTGTTGGGAATGGCAAGGTAGTAAATTCAGAGGTGCTTATGCAAATGATAGTTATGGAGCCTGGTGTTTTAGAGGAAAGACTTACAGAGCACATCGTTGGATCTATCAACAGACACACAATAAAACTTTACCTACTAATATTGTGGTATGTCATACCTGTGACAATCCGTTGTGTGTGAATCCCAATCATTTGTTTGAAGGCACAGTTTTAGACAATGTAAAAGATTGTATTCAAAAAAACAGATTTAAAAAAACAGGATCAACTCGTAGTCCTTACACATTGAAACAAAAATACGATCGTCTTTGGAAGTCATAAAAAAAAGGGCGATATTGCTACCGCCCTTTAAATTGAGTGTGTTATTGAATACTATTATGAAACAGTATTGTCAGTAACGATCTTGACCCCGTAACTGTCATGTAACTCAGAAACACCGTAAGTCGCTGTTGCAACCAATTCAGTCGCTCTAGCACTTGCATCTCTTTGTGTTTCAATTTTCATATCTGTTCCAATTGCTAAACCTAATGCATCTCTTGAGAAGATAGCATTTGTGGCACTTGTTGCAGAACTTTCAACTACATTTGAAGTTTCGTAGATATCAATACCTGCGATTCTACCAACGAAACCTTCAGTCATTGCTTGGTTAACAACACCTGTGTTTCCTTGTGGAACGAAAGTTGAAGTCATAGTTTTCTTCAAGTTGTAGATTGATTTAGGATTGAACACACCAACATATGCACCTGGTACAGCAGATGCTTTTAATTTAGCCGCCGCCGCGAATAGGTGAGACGCTGTCATCTCTGTTTGAGTGTCAGTGTCTGAACCTAAGGCATAAGTTGAGAATCCAGAAAATAGAGCAGTTAAGTCTCTGTCCATTTTTCTTGCGATTGCGTCACCCATTATTCTTCCTAGGTCTGCGATAACATTTGAACTTGAGAAGTTCAAAGATAAGTCAGATACATTTGTTGCAAAACCTACTTCAGATAAAGTTATATCTTTTTTAGAAGTTGATACTGCCGTCATTGCTAGGTCGTCTGCTTCAGTTAAAGCCGCCGCTGTAACCGTTGGGTAGATTGGAACTTGTAATACTTTGCCCGCATTTGCAGGAACATCAAAGTTTCTTACAAGACCTCTCATCACTGATCTTTCTGATGCCACGAAAAGTGCTTCTTGCACGATAGGGGCTAAAAGATCATCTAATGTAGTTGTTAATGATTTAATTTCATTAGCCATTAGTTTTCTCCTTGTTTATTTGTTGATCTTGCGATCAACGATTTGTTAATGTTAAACTATGCCTTGTGTTTTTCTCCACTCAGCATAAATTTTTCTATGCTCTGGATTTTTCATATCCAAAGATTTGACATCAACATTTTTTGGAGATTCAGTATTGGTGTTAGATGAACTGCCTGCACCTGCTGGTCCTGCCTGGACGAAATGTGGATTTGTTTTTAAAAACTCTTCTACTAAACCATCTACAGTCATAGACTCACCTGTGTCAGTGTATCTAGTTTGTCCAGATTTTGGATCAATCACTTCAACAGCACCAGTGTCTGACATCTTAACCTGTTCTCTCACAAGTCTTACGACCTGTTCAGGATTAATTGCTTTCTTAGTAGAAGCCGCATTTAATAATGAGCCATCCACTTTGATCTTTGTCAGTTCACCAGTAAGTTGATTGATTGTAGCATTAGACTTTTCTGCCTGTTGCTGTAAAATCTTTTCAAACTCACCTTTCCTTTTCTGCTCAGCCAATCTGGCCTCTTCTTCTTTAGCAGTTAAGTCGTGATATCTCTCAACATCTATACCGTCAAACTTTTTTAACACTCTTGCTTTCTCGCTCTCACGAACTTTACCAGCAATAGCATCTACCTGTTCTTGAGTATAGGTCTTAGGTGTTGATGCCTGTTCCTGCGATGGATTTTTTGTGACTTCTGGTTGCTCCGCAGTAGTTTCAACCTTATTGTCCGTCAATGATGCTTCTTGAGTCATTGTCTCGTTCTCCTTTTTTGTTTTGGTTTGAGTTAACCTTGTAAATGTATTTACCGTCAGTACGGCCATCTTTATACTCAAACGGATTGATTTGCTCTCGTCCTTCGTTTTGAGATGGTGCATACAAAGACAATAATTCAAGTCCAAGTGCGTGGGCAACAGACTTGATGTTTATCAAAGCCTTCCTTGCCCTGGTGGCAAATCTCATAGATGGATTCTTCATAAGTTTTTCCTGATTGGAAAAATATTCAAGACACAACTTTTTGAATTGTTCGTGTCTAGCAGATTCTACAGGTAGTCTATAAAGTCTCCGTTTTGCCATTGTGAATATTTAACGGAATAAATGATCAGTCAAATTTTATTAGGTTCCAAGGTGTGGCTCTGCCTTGATGATTTCTTACCACTTCGCCTGTGTCAAGATAGTTCGCTGATCTTAACATTTTGTAGCCATTTGAGGATATCTTCTTTTGATGGACTTGGCAAGGCTTTACTTCTCTGCCTTTTACGAAATACTTTGGTTGTATTTGTACCGTGCCTTTTCTTGCCTTTATGCCTGCCATCGTTATCTACCTCCACGCTCTTAAACTCCAATATGCAGGTGATAGGCTCTTCTGTCCTTTGACCGCTCGCAGTATAGGTGTGAACCTTGCGATAAATGATTTCTGTCTTGCTGGTATGTTTTTCTTTATGCTCATACCTTTCTGTCCAAACCTTACTATATTCACTTTGCCTGTTGATCTGTTTCTCACATAGACAGCACTTTTCTTTGATGCGTTTGGTGTCCTGAATGGTTTGTTCAGTGTCACTGTTCTTCCTTTGTACTTTGCCATTATTTCTTCCTCCTTAGGTCAAGGTCGTGTTTCCTTGAACCTCTCAAAAATGAATTTACTCTGCCCATTGCCCATTGGTTCATACCAATGCCTGGTCTTGATCCTGCTGTTAGGAAAGCACCCTGTCCTCTCCTATACACTTTTCTCAAAGTCGTGAATGTGAATCTTGATTTGTTCGCTTTGCCTTGTAGTGTTCTTCTCGTTGTAGCACTCAAAGGTTTTGCTCTACTTTTTCTTTTTGCCAAGTCTAACCCTCCTGTCTATCAATGATTGCGGTATCCTCTTGCCTGCTTTGGCCAATGCTGATATCTGTCTCATTGTGTTTGCCAACATAGTCCGCTGTCTGCCCTTTACACCAGATAGATACTTTTTTGGAATGCCTGTTGATTTGTCTTTTGGTACTCTTCTTCTCTTTGCCATTGTATCTCCTATTTGTAGATGAAAGGATCTTTTGCTCTCAGCCTTTCAATCTTCTCATCAAATGTTTCTGTAATTTTATTTTTTGTGTTGTAGTATTTTGAATCCCACCAACTCAATTCATTTTGATCCAATGTTTTGAATCCTTGATCTCTGTCCAGATATTTGTAATCAACCTTTTCAAGATCAAATTGTGCCAACCATTCCCATATGGTTTTTATTTTGAAATCCTTGCAGGAATAGACATCCAATTGTATCAGTCCTGTCGTCCAACTGTGGAATGTGATTGAACTGGTGTCTATTATCGCAACAGAACTATAACCTTCGTTGCCCTTCTTGTCTGACCATTCCGTGTGTGGTCCTGACAGTATGTTCATATCTATTTTTCCTATGAGACTTCTAACTTCATTGTCTAACTTTTGTCTGTCTTTGAACAGAGGTGGAGAATTTACTTCTGCCCTCACCAAGAGATGTTTATGTACTAGATTTGGATTCATTTTTGTTTCCTTTTCTTGCTTTAGTTAGTGTTTCTAAGTCCTGTTGTATGAGAACTCCAACTGGTGTTGAATGTCCTCCGTACTGTGGATGTGAATACAACCATTCTTCATTGGGTCTACCCTCATTCATCCTCCACATCATTTTCTTCAATAGCCTACCACTGGCTCTCTTGTGGATATACATCCTTGCTACAAAAGAGCCAAGCGGTTTAATTTCTCCTGTCCAGTCACACACATCAATCTTTTGTTTCAACCAAAATGCTTTTGACCAGGGACAGACGCTCACGATGGAAGCGAAGTATTCAGTCCAATTAACCTCTTCTTCCACCTTTTTTTCTCATAGTAGATTTAGCACCGCCTCGTCTCATAGACTTGCCGCCTCTTCTACCACCTTTTTTAGACTTGTGTCCTTTTTTGTGCATAGGTTATTTCTCCTTTCTTTTTAATTTTTTTGCCCACCGTCCTGCCCAATCCCACAAAAGGCATTTCACCTCGTTCGTAGAAATCTTTTTAGACAACTTTTTCATCAGTTGTTCTATTTCGTAAATTTTAACTTTTAAAGATTTATATTTCTTGTTGTGGGTCATTGCTAAAGAATTTTTCTATTTCAGGATGTAGTTGTTTGATCTGTTCATCTGTATAACCTTGTTCTACCATTTCTCTCATATGTTTTATCATATCACCCACATTGTTCATTGGTGGGTGTGTCATCGTGGTGTTCAAAGGTTGTGTCTGATTCATTTCATCTAACTCATCTTCGTCTTTAGCAAGTATTTCTTTGATCTTTTGATCAATTACTTGTTTTACATCTGGTGATGCTGTTGCAGAATCTCTCTGTGTTTCTGCGGCTTTCTTTAATATATCCATATCTAAATTCTTGTCTCTGATATGGAATGCCATTGGATATTTGATTGATCCATCAAATGCTGTTCCTTGCCATAGAGCAAACATTCTCCAAATTTGTTCTTCCGCCAATTGTAAATGTTTGGCTTTCTCACATAATTTTGCATCTAATAAAATAAATTCTGATTGCATAGCAACGCCTGACATCTGTCTTGTTTCAATTGCTCTGATGGCACCTAGGTGAGCCATTCTGTCTATCGCTTGTATTTTGCTGTCAATTGATTTCAATATGGCATCTAGGTTAGAACCATTTGGTTGCAACAGATAAGGTTTAAGTCCTGGATCTGTTTCATTAGGCATTGATATGATTGCACCTGCACCTGCTTGAGCATCAGTGTCTGGTGTTTTAACAAGTGTTGGGTGGTTTGTTAATCTTATCAATTGTTCTATTTCAGACAATTCTTGATTGATAGAACTTTGAACATCTGACACATCATTTATATCGCTGACACCTATTCCTCTGATTGGTGATCTGTTTGCATAAACCCACACAGCAGGAATCTTGCCCAACGGATTTGGTTTAGTTTCAATGAATGACATTGGTTTGGCCTGTTTAGGATCATATTCTTCTAATGTGATCTCTTCTTTGGTCCAAGTTCTGATATAGTAAGTGTCTGAAGTTGAAAATGTTTTTTGATCCATTTCCAGGAACTTAACATATTGTAATTCGTAATGTCCTGATGGTAATCTTTTCCAATACCAATCTATAATATTTTCTGGTGTGTATAGTGTCACATATGGCCTGATGCCTTGTTGTAATTCTTCTGCCCTAGTACCAACAACCGTTTCTGGTCTATCAACGAGTACGCAACAATGTCCATACACTGAACTCATAATGTTGACATCTCGCATAAATGATTCCCAAGTTCTACCTTCCATATCGCAGTCTTCGTAGAATTGATTTGTTTCAGGTGTGCCTTCCATAGAACCAAGATCTCTCTTTGGTTCATTTCTGAATAGGAATGAATTGTATATGTGGATTATTGATTTGGCGTGATTGTCTAATGGTGTCTGTGCTATCCTGTTTTCATAATCACCATCTGACTCGTACACATAACGAGTTAGGTATTGTCCCAATTTGTATTGGGCACCACCTAGATATGATCTCATAAGGAACTGCCACCTGCCTATGTAATTCCTATATTCTGGATGTACAGGTAATCCTTGTGCGTGATAAAACTCGTTGTTTGAATTTGCTAAAAAATCTTTTGATGGCATTATCTAACTCCTACTGTGAATCTCTGCGTTGCTGTCGCTGTAAAATCTCTTGTTATTGGATATAAAAATGAAATTAGATATCCTAGTGCATCATTCATATGATCAAGTCCTTGTGTTTTGTCAGGCAAAGATGTTCCCTCTTTATAACATTGTTTTGCAAGTGTATTTAACAAATTCTTGCACTTGGGATGGATAACGATGCCCCTAATGCCTGCCGCTGAACACAATTTAGAATTAACGGAGTTTATCCTGTCTCTGACTGCCATATGTTTGCCAGGCACTTTACACACGAAGCCTGCATTCTGCAGTATGGATAGATCCGTCTTGCCACCCGCTGAAGTTTTTCTCTGTCTTGAAGCAGGATCAGGATAGACAACAATCTTTTTGTTCTTGTATCTGTTGTGTATCTCATTGACCATTTCCTGTGTGTTTGATCCCCATATCTGTATCTCATCAAATATATGCACGATGCCATCTTTTATGTAGGACACCACTGACGCCATAGGATCCAAGTTGAAGTCCATACCAATATGGATGATGTTGACATCTTCAGGCATCTCAAATTGTTTGACATTGTGTTGCATATCAAAACCATAATAAATTATTCCAGAAAAAGTTTCAAAAGTCGCTTGATACTCTTGCCTGTATGATTTTATGTCCAAGTCTCTTTTGGCCTGTTCTATCTCATCCTTATCTACCCAACCACCTTCTTCTGTGGTGAACAACCAACTACGCCATTCCTGTTCTGCTTTGTTTTGTCCCCTCTGATATAGGTCGTGGAACCAGTTCATACCTTTGGGTGTTGAAAAGAAACAGGCCTTGCCTTTTGTGTCTGATAGGGTTGGTCTCAATACAGAAGTCCAAGCAGTCTCTGGTATGTCTGATGTTTCATCAAAGCATATTAGATCAATACCAACACCCCTCAATGAATCAGGATTGTCAGCACCTCTCAAACATATCCTTGATCCGTTCTTTAAAAATATTGTAAGTTCTGCTTCATTAATTTTTTTGATCCAACGAAGATCTGCCAACCTCTCTTTCAATTGTATCCAGGCAATCTGTTTGGCCTGTCTATAGGATGGTGCCACATACCAACATACCTTGCCAGGTAATCTTGCCATATAACATAGTTCTCTGATCGCAAGTGTTGTCTTGCCAAATCTTCTTCCTGTGACCAATACACGGAATCTATGATTGTCGTATGCTACTTGTTTTTGGGGTTCTGATAATTTCATACTTTAATGTATTTAAAGCAATTCAGAAATGTGAAATTATTCTTTGGCTTCGTCCCAAGGTAATGGAACGGTGTTCTCTTCATCCTGTGGTGAATCTTTTTGATCCAGATATTGTTTGCCCATCCAGATCAACATTCTAACATCACCAGCCAATGCTTTTTCCATCTGTGCTCTTCTAAGACTTTTTTTACCTTCTGCTCTGCCTTTTTCAATAATGCCTGAATATCTTTTTTCCAATGTTGTTTCAGATGTTCCAACAACACTAGCAATCTCTTTGTAGGTACAATGTAGGGTCGCTAATTTAAAAATTAGATCCCTGTCTAATTTGTAATGTTTGGGTGTGTCAGCCATTATAGATGTTTCCTTTGAACTATAATTCTAAATCTTCTTGAGTCAGTGTCACCATTTGCTGTGACCACTTTGGTGTCAATTGTGTATTCATTACCAACCGTACCACCTTCAAGTCTTATGTTCACTTGTGAATTACCTGCTATGCTGACATCAGTTGATGCCGCTGTAGGATGTTGCAATGGTGATGAATCACCTGTGATTGTTTGAATTGTTATTGTTGCAGAAGTAAGATTGTCTCCTGCGTTTAGATAATCTGTGAAGTCAACACCATATACCAAATTGGCATCTGGATCTTTGTGAATGTATGCACCTTTGTTGTCTCTTAAGAATCCTGTTAGGTTTGCCATTAGTTTCCTCTCGTCCTTGGTATTTGTGTGTTGTCAGTGAATTCAGGTCTTTTAATTTTGTAAATTCTGTTTTCCTGCATCACTGATTCAACCCTTGTTTCTTGTTTTATACTATTTACACGAGTTTCTTGATTTAGTTCTATTAGTCGTGTTTCTCTCAATAATTTATACAGCCTTGTTTCTTGTAAAAGTTTGGCCATATTGAATGGATCAGCGATAGAAACATATCTTCCTGTGGTTAATTGCGTGTTAAAGGCAGAAAATAAACTATTCAATGCCGCAATGGCATAGTTGGCATTTGATTCCAGAGATGCAACCGCCGTTGGATTTGCATCTGGTCTGAAAACAGCATTGGCATTTCCTACAACACTGAATTCACCTAACTTCAATGCGGCCATCACCGCTGGAGCGAAGTTGGCATTGATGCTTGGAGCAAACAAACCACCAAATGCACTTACCATCACGGCAGGTGTAAAGTTGGCATTGCCAGTCACTGTACTTGCTATGTTTGGAAATGCAGTAGAACTCCATGTACCAAATGTTGTTTGTGTGAATGCCGCAGATGGAGTTGCTGGCGAACTAAATGTTCCAAATATAGCCTGTGAAAATATTGCGTTGGGTGTTGCAGGAGATGACCAAATTCCAAAAATAGTTTTGCTACTCCTTGCTTGGAAGACTCCACCTGGATCCCATTTCTCGTTGAACCAATCGTCCCACGATCTATCTACATCACCAAAATCGTCCCAAGTGTAATCGTCTTGACCTTCAAAGGCTTCTTTAACAGCCATTGACTACCTCCTTATGCGAGACTTACGGTCAGTGATCCTGATGCGATTGATAATGTGTCGCCGTTTAGTATTTCTTTAGGATTTGTTAATGCTCCGTAGAACAGAACATTAGAAGTTGAAGATCCATCATTGACTTGATCAACTATTGCAACATAGTTAACGGTTGAACCGCCATCACTTGCGTTGTTGGCATAGTTGGCAGTCGCCTGTGGAAATGTCACCACAACATTGTTGGATGCTGAACCACCAGATGCTGTTGCAAAGTTGATACTCTGTCTAACATAACTGGCATTGTTGATTTCGTAGTTTCCCCAGTTGCCTGCTGAATCCGCCATTGTGCCTGCTTCAAGAGCCGCTGATACATCAGAGGCCGTGCCTGCGAACAAGGCAACATAAAGAGTAGGTGGAGTGAAATCTCTTGCACCTTCTCCTAATACATGATCTAAAACTTCATTTTCTAAATAATTTGATGCCGCTGACATAAAATATCTCTCCTTGTTTAATAAGTTTATTTATTTGTTTATGCGTTCCTTATGGTTATACGAGTTCTTCCTAAAGCGTGTGTGATACCTGATCCGCCCGCAACCAACCAAACTAACATCAATCCTGAATTTTGTCTGAAACTGGCTGTTGATGTGCCTTGGTATATTGTGTTCACAACATCGTCCTGACCAATTGATGCCTTGCCCAATATCAATGGCAATGTCAGGTCCGCGGCGTTTATCGTGTCAGTGTAGGCTCGTTCTTCAAAATTAGTTGGTGCGGTGATATGATTGATCGTTGCATTGTCAGGAGTTGCTCCGTCTGCCTGTGCCGCTTTGCTCATATTGATTGTGACACTTTTGTTGGGTGTTTCTTCTCTGATGCTACCACTGCCTGATAAGGTGACCGCTACACCAAATTGCAATCGCATATTGAAAGCATAGGCACTTGTGGTGTTAATAAAATATGGACCACTCTCATGGTCATTGTCAACAGATGTCACTTCAAATTCATAGGTACCACTCTTGATTGGCACATAGGCGTCGCCAGTGCTATTTGGGTTTATTGCCCTCGCGATGCTGTCAACATCAGTGGTATTGAAAACACCTGTTGAGACTTCATTGGCGTGGTGAGCAACATCATCGCCAACCTCACCTGCTATGATGTTAAGATCATCTTTCACCAAAGTTATACTTTCGTGGAAAAAATTTCCATTACCTGTGTTTCCAACACTCCTGCCTGTGAAGTCCAATATGGTTTCTGCGGTACCACCACCGCCACTGAAAACTGCTTTGGCGAAACCCAAAGGCATTATCTGAAGTCCTTCTGAAGTGTCCCTAGTAGCAGGCCACCCGTGTTGAATACTGTGACAACATCAGTTTCACCATTGCCTGTTGATAATGTGTTGATACCATTGGAGAATGACACGGCAGTTGAATCCGCCGCATAAAAACTTCCTGTCTGATTGCCTGATGAATCCTGTGTGATGATTATTGATGCAGTACCACCAACTGGAAGATTTGTAAGCACAAAGTTTGCATCGTGTTCCAATGTTATTTCAAACATACTTGAAGTTGAACAATCCACTGTTATGGTTGTGGCTGAAGTCAAACTTGCTATGTTCTCTTTGTAATTTTTTTCAAATGAGTGTTGAACCTCTGACGCAACATCATCATCTATAGTCATCCTGGCCACTAAAGTTTTTGTGCCGTTGGTTGTTGTGTTGAATACCATCTTGCCACCCTGTGCTGAACCATCGTGATTCTCTGCGGCCTTAAGTTCCATTTTTGCGTGTGGTGTGTTGTAGTCTGTGCCATCAAACCCCGCTCCAAAAAATTCAAAGATAGTGTCATTGTTGTTTAGGTGTGTGTTTTGTCCAAATGTGTTGTTCCTTGATCTGGATGCCCATATGTTTGGATATCCATTGACAGAATGCGTTTTTAGTACCAAAGCAGGATACTCAAAGTTTCCTGCGGCTTCAACCTGTATTCCATTGTTGTATAACATTCCAATTGATGAACTGCTCTCAGTTGAGAATGTTCCAGCGGCTTGGTCAGTTATTATTACCCTACCCACTGTATTAAAATTAATTGTTTCAGGAGATGAAACTTTACCTGTTCCTGATGCCTGTAGTATTAGGTCATCATTTGATCTTGTTGATGTTATTTCATTACCCTGTATTGATATTGGACCACTACTATTGAAATGATCTATCAGTGCATTGACATTGTCAATGTTTTGTTTTATATCTGCTCTTGCTTGTTTGGGACTGTCACTGCCTGCGTCAACATGAGTAGTTCCTGCTTTTACTGTAGGATAAGCCATTGTATTACTCCTGTTCTATAAATGTTTTGCCAGATAGTCTTTCAACTTCTTTAATTAATGATTCCATATTGACTCTGAAAACTTTACCTGTATTAACATTTTTTGAATAGTATTCCCATTCACCTGATTGATTGTGTGGTGATATCTTGGTTTCGTTACCTGCTTCATCTCTTACATATACTTCAGATGTTGAACCATCGTCTTTGGCAAATATGTGTGCTGAGTCTGTGACATTGGATGGATTGCTTGTGTTCTTTAATCTTATTGAACCTTCAACTGACAGAGCCGCTACGGTTGCCGCTTTAGGATTTTTGACAACCACATTGTCAGTTACTTCTAATTTTGTTGTGGCACCTGATGACGCACCTGTGTTTATTGTTTGTATGTTTACTCCGCCACCTCTGTTGGAAGCATCGTGGTTCTCTGATGCGAACATATCAACTTGTGCGTTGGCAGAGAAATAACCTGTGCCATCTGTGTCACCGTTCCAACCTGCAGAAAAGAATTGGAATATAGTATCTCCCTGTTGAAGATATGCGTTTGTGCCGTGTGTGTTTGATCTTGATCTTGTTGTCCAAAGGGCGTTGTGGGCATTGGTTGAAAAATTGTTCAAGATCAATTGTGAATAATGGAATGAACCTGCTGAATCAACCTGCAGTCCAGATGGATTCAACATACCAGGGTTGGCAAACGCCGCTGTCTGGAAATCTCCATCTGCTTGGTCTGTGAGGATTATGTTTCCTCCTGTCTGGTCACCAATTCCAATCAGTGCCGCTGATGTCTTGATTTGTCCTGTACCTGATGTGTCTATGTGTAGGTCTGCGTTTGATGCCGCAGATGAAATATGATTGTCTGTTACTGAAACTCCGTCCAGTGTTGAAGCACCTGTGACTCCCAGTGTTGAAGATACTGTCAATGCACCTGTGATGTCACTGTCTGCATTTAAAAGTATGTGTCCTGTGCCATTTGGTGACAATTCAATTGGTGCATCTGATGCCGTTGATGATATTTCTGTGTCTTTCAATAATAAGCCGTCAACCACTATCTGTGTATCAACATCTATGCCCAGACCACCGCCTATGTCAACTTTTCCAGAACCACCCAAAGGAATATCAATATCTTTGCCAGATGCCGCCGTTAATGTTATGTTTGAATTTGAATTTAAAACAATATGACTGTCAGATATATCACCTACTCTTAATTTTAATTCGCCTGTGCCGTTGCTCATGATCTGAACAGCGGCATCCTCATCACCTACCCTGATTGTGTCTGCGTCCATGTTGATGTCGCCTGTGCCGTTTGCCGCTAATTTAATTGTTTGGTTGGTCACTGTGTTTGAGATAACACCATTGGTGCCAAATTCAAAACTGCCCAATGATGAAGAAAGGAAGTTTGATGTGATCGTCAATTCACCAGATGAGTTGGTTGATGTGGTTATGCCTGCACCACCTCTGATGTATAATGAATCACCTGCTCCAATTTGGATAGTCGCGGAGTCATCTGCCGCAAGTCCAAAGGTCTGGTCTCTTAGATTGATTAGGTTTGAATCCATTTCCGCAAATGTTAATTCAGATCCCTTGTTGAGATTGTCTGAAGTGACACTTGTGGTTGTTGCTTGTCTTGTCGTTAGTTTTGCTTTTGAAGCCACTGTTGTTCTCCTATGAAACTTTAAACATATTTATTGAATGATCGCAACAATGTCGTTTTGTTCATCACAGTTGATCGTGACGATCTTGTTGTTTTCCTGTTTGACAGCGAACTGCCAACCTTTGTCAGCATCATAACGAACAAAATCATTCATTACCATGCCTGTGATATTCAATTGGTTGATTATCTGTGCAGGTGTTGTGTTCAAACCTGTGGTCAATGGATATCTTTTGATCATTCAAACAATCCAAGGAAATTATTTCTTTTTTTAGAGTCTTGTATGACATCATTGGCACACATTATGGTCTTCCATGCTTTGGTATTGTTCTCACATGATTTGTTTCTTTCATGTGTCGCCCTAACACGGAACTTGCTCTGTGACAACAGGTTTTGATTGTGTATTTTGGTTGCCAGATCATATCTAGAACTTTGTGCGGCCATTTTACATATCATCATCCATGTGTCTTTGCCTCTCTCACCTTTGAGTGCATCCACGGTCTGCCACAGTTCCAGGTTGTCCCTGGCTGGTTGTCCATGTTGCTTCATGTCATTCCATATCAACAGGAAGAATTCTGCCAGTATCTCTCCAATGGTCTGCCATTTATCTTTCAACATTTTGCACCTCCACTGGCTCAGATATCTTGCCATCATTCTGTTGCAATCGTTTCAGTATCCTCTGTGCCCAACTGAGATAGTTGCTGGATATGATGTCCTTGGGCACTGATTGTCCATGATCTCCGTAGTCATGTCCATATTCAGCACCAAGATGTCCTGCCGCTTCACAGATGTCTGCAAAATTGTATTTGCCTCCTGCTGAGTTTATCCTGGATTGTCGTTGTTCGTATGTTTCTGTGGTTGTTGTTTGTATGAGATCCAACAGTTCCATGCTGTTCTTCTCAAGTATGAGATCGTCTATCTTTTTACTGATTGTTTGATCCGTTGTTCTTTTCATCTTTGTCTCCTGTTTGTGTCATGGTTTCTGGTTGTATCAAGCCGTTCAATCTGTTGTAAAGTGTGCCCACTCCCAACATTTCATTGCCTCTGAAAGCACCTCTGGTTGAGGCTATGTCAATCACCGTGACCACGGCTCTTATCTCTTGTTCCGTCAATGGTGTTTTGTCTTGTGTCTTCATGTTTTCTCCTTGTGGTTGAATCTATGAGTGGGACTCAATCCCATATTGTTTTTTATACGCATCATCCTGCCTTGGTTGTCACCCCTACGCATCAGTTCAGTGTTCGCAAAACTCCACGCACCTGTGGGATCTGATCTCACCATCACCGTGCAATCGCTCAAGATCCCCGTCTCTGGATAACGACCCGCCCATCTGTCCCTGAACTCGTCAAATGTCAGTCGCCAATCCTCTCCACGATACTTGGCCTGTGCCCTGGCC